ATGATGAAGACTCTGAAGAACATCAAGAGCTTGCACAGCAAACGGGCTTGGCTATAAATCTTTATTGGCGATTATGCAAAAACTTTTTTAACTAGACATATTATATTATGAAACTCGAATTATTTATTCTAGGTGTAACCGCATTTTTAATATATAATGCATATCACGACGGAAAATATACAAAAATGTTTTTCTCTTATAAAAAATACTTTCAAATGGGATTTATGGCACTTCTAGGAATTTCTCTCTACTTGCTCATTAAGAGAGACCCGCTTCAATGCAAAAAAATGTTAATGCACGCCAACAATGTGGTAAAATATATGCCTATTGACAAGTCTTCATTGGATATGCTATCACCTATTGTCGATTTTACTAGCGGCGCCGGTGCCGGCGGAAGTTTTATGTCTAGTATGAATCAAACAATGGGGCCACAAGAAACCAATTTTGAACGAAGAATGATGCAATCTGGTGGGAAAGCAACAAAACGCTCTGTGAGCGAAACCAAGAAAAAATATGTCGCATCAAATCAAAATTGGGTTTGTGGTAAATGCAGCAAACAGTTGAATCACACATTTGAGATTGACCATAAAATTCGTCTTGAATACGGCGGAACAAATGAAGTAGACAACTTGATTGCTTTATGCAGAAATTGTCACGGAGAGAAAACGGCTATGGAAAATATGTAGTACTTGTTTGATTATTTTATAATTATATATTATATATATCTAATTATGAGTTCACCAAATAAACCAATAGTAGTGCAGGCCGTTCCATTAACTGAAGCCGATGCCATTGCAAATCCAGAACAAGCCGGACGCACAATATTTGGCAGCATTATGCTGAATAAGCCATCAATTGTCAAATTGCTTATTTTAATAGTATATGTAATTATTGTCTGCTATTTCCTTGTAAACAATCCAGGAAAAATTGTTTCTGACTATTCGTCACTTTTTCTCATTATTTCATTATTAGGAAGCGTGTTTTTCTTTTATAATGCCGTAAAATCGAATGTAGCCTTCATTGATTTCAGATTTGACAATTTTAAAAAATCTGTTATATTATTGTGCTTTCTAGTTTTGTCTCTATTCTTTTACTATTACAACCCGGGAGGTTATATTATGCAATACATGTCAACCCCCATTTATGGTTGCATCTTGGCACTGCTTATTTTCTTTGTGCTGTTTTTGATGCTTAGCTTTTATTTTTCATATTATTCTAAGAATCAAGTAGCAAAGTCGAATAGTGAAGCCTACTTAAAGTTTATGAGTAACACCGATAAACTGTTGACTTTAATGAAATACCTTCTCGGGGTAGGAATGTTAGGGTTATTTATAGCCATCTTATCAATGTTCGGCACGCAAGCAGTTGCCAGTTTATCGTCCAATAACTACGGAAAATTTGCTATAAATATTCTTATTATTATTGTTATTGCAGCCATCATTTTTAGAGCATTGACTTACAGCAACTTTTATCAAAACAGTCCTTTAACACAATTAATAGTCAATTCCATTTTCTATATTCCTTGCTTGCTTGTTGCGTTTATTGACAACTTTGTCAAACTTACTGGTATCGATGATAAATCCAAGGGTAAAGATAGCGGTCTCTTTAAGCCCACTACAACAGATTATATTTTATTGGTCATAGCTATTTTATTGAATGTTGGTTATTTTACATACCCTTATGCCGCGGTAAAATTCTCTAAACAAGGAGGTCTTCTGCTAATCGATAATCCAATTTATACGAATTCGGAACATATTTTGGCATCTTACCAGAGTTTGAATAAGAATGCCAATTATGATTTGAATTACGATGCTTCGTTTAATACAAGCTTTAATTATACCTATGCTATTTCTTTTTGGGTATATATTGACGCGGTAAGTCCTAGTATGAGCAGTGCGTACAACAAATATACATCGTTGTTGAGCTATGGAGGCAAACCTAGTGTTTTATATAGAGGTACAGACAATACCCTAATGATAACAATGAACAACACTTCTGCGCCAAAATCAAATTATAAACCGACTGTACCATTTGATACGGATGAAAATGGAAATAGAATTATTTATGTGAAGAAGGATGTATTATTGCAAAAGTGGAATAACATTATTATTAACTACAATGGCGGAACTTTAGATATATTTTATAATGGCGAGTTAGTTAAATCGTCAATTGAAGTTCTTTCTTGGATGCAATATGACACATTGAGCGTTGGCTCCAAAAATGGCATTCGTGGAGGAATATGCAACTTGAATTATTTCAATAAAAGTTTGAATGTACAACAAATATATTACTTGTATAATTTTGTGAAAGACAACACTCCACCGGTTTATAAGAGTTCCGAAGAAACAATTAAAAACATTGCGGAAGAAGTTCCTAGCACAATGAAATAGTTCCGGGTTTACACCATTTCGCATTTAAAATACAAAATGGTTTAATACATATACTAGCACATTGAATGATAAAATTAAGAACAAGTAACAAGTAAACGCACCGTTTTTGAAAAAAATTCTGTTATTATATTATATCATGAACATTAGCACAATTCTGCTTATTATTGTTATTATTGTTTTGTTATATATAGTTGTTCGTTATATTAGTACTGATGTAAATACATTATCGGGGTTAAGTTCTGGAACTGCAATGACAACCATTCCTTCGACTAGTTTAGCGAAAAGCTCTAGTGGAAATCAATCCAGTAATTTTGCGTATTCGATATGGTTTTATGTGAATGATTGGAATTATCGTTACGGCGAACCCAAAGTAATTTATGGTAGAATGGGAGATTCAAATGGAACAGACAAGAAACCTTGTCCAAGCGTAACATTAGGACCCATTTCAAATAATTTAGACATTGCTTTAACTGTTTATCCTGGAGTTGATTCCGTTTCCAATACAACCGGTGAATCAAATTCTACTACACACCATTGCCCGGTTCCTAATGTACCCATTCAAAAATGGGTTAACCTGTTAATCAGCGTTTATGGCAGAACATTGGATGTTTATTTAGACGGTAAATTAGTCAAGACTTGTGTATTGCCTGGAGGTGCTAAAATTACTGATAATTCAAATGTATATGTTACACCCAATGGTGGATTTTCTGGATGGACTGCAAAATTCCAGTATTACCCTAACTCTATTGACCCCCAAACTGCTTGGAATATTTATCAGCAAGGATACGGTGCTAGTATGTTGAGTAACATTTTTGGCAAATACCAAGTTAAGGTTTCGCTTGTTGAAAACGGCGCGGATACTAGTAGTTTAACAATTTAGAAAACTAATTAAAACCCTATAAATGCATTTGGAATATATATTATTTTGTTTTTCTTTTATAATATATATATGGATAATTCAGGTTATAATAGATCAAACACATCAATAACGAGAACTACTAGCGGCGAGACTGGTTTTTTAGATTCAAATAGTCTGGTTGCCAAAATTTCATTTTTACTATTAGTTATATTTATTTTTATTGTTGTTTTACAGTTTTCAATATCTTTATTGGGTTGGTTTTTTAACCCCTCTGATTCACCACATTTAATAAACGGTATGGTTGATGCAAAACAGCTTTTGATTATTCCTCAAGATCCTTCTCAGGCTGGTGCAAAAACTATTAATCGTTCTGTAAATGCCAACGATGGCATCGAACTCACATGGTCAGTTTGGGTTTTTATCAATGATTTAGGTAAACCCGATGACAAATATCGCCACATATTCCACAAAGGCAATGACACATTGGATAGCTTTGGTTTAAATTACCCCAATAATGCTCCCGGGCTTTATATTTCACCGAATACAAATGCGTTAACAGTCATTATGAATACTTACGATGTTATTAATGAGGAAATTATTGTCCCTGATATTCCTTTGAATAAGTGGGTCAGCGTTATTATTCGTTGCAAAAACACGACAGTGGATATTTATATTAACGGAGTTGTAACAAAGAGTGCAAAATTGTTGGGCGTTCCCAAGCAGAACTATGGCAATGTATATGTTGCTATGAATGGCGGGTTTGACGGATACATTTCGAATTTGTGGTATTACAATTATGCACTTGGAACCGCGGCTATACAGAATTTAGTAAAGAAGGGACCAAATACCAACATGACTGGGTCATCGGCGATGAATATGAAAAATCCTAATTACTTGTCGTTGCGTTGGTATTTTTATGGAAATAAGGATGAATATAATCCGTAAAACTTTTAAAAATTATTAATAAGCAAATAAAATAAACATAATTGAAGTAACTTAAAAATACTTTAATAAATATAATAAATTACTTATGGAATCAAACAATTATGAAAAAGACAAAATATGCATTCATAATTATTTACAAAAATGTGAAACGGCGGAAATGCCTCCAGGATTTATTGATTTTTTAAGAGGAACCATAAACTTATTTAATCTTTCTAAAAAGTACAACTATAAATTTTATATTAATAGATCTATTCACCCCGTTTTTAAATATTTCAAAGAAAGTAAATATTACATAAATGATAATGACCCAAAAAATATAAAAAATACATTTGAATTTTTATCTCAAACAAATGCCAGTTATATTAATTATATAATGGAAAAAAT